ATATGTTCTCCTTAAATCAATAGTCCCGCTCCGGGACTGGCATTGTATAAGAATCACCTTGATTCCTATGCAAGTATTTATATTGGATTGAAGAAATCAGGGGTTTTGAACTATTAATCGGCTCGAAACGGTGTCCAGCGATCACGTGGCACTAGTTTTGAACCGCCTGCAACATAGCCTTCGCCGCCTGGTTTGCCACCTGTAGTTTGCTCTATGTCGCCACCTGATGCATCCAGCTCACGAATTACTTCGTCTTTGGCCGCCATGATCTCACGCACTAGTTCAAACATCACATCCATAACTCCGGGATGCTGTTCACTGTGTGCTGCTATCTTGGCAGCTTTAGCAGGAGTCTTTTGTTCAAAGGCCATGAAAGCTTCTGTGTTGATATTGTCCAGTTGTTTTGTTTTCGATTGGTTATTAACAAAAGTGTAGATTTCACTCTGTAGATAACCCATACCAGCAACAGGTGCTAACAATTTATCAATGGCCTGTTGATTTTTAGCCAGTGCTTCAATAGCAGCAAGATTGTCTGCACCCACTGCTGGTCTATAGCTAACACTGGTCAAGCCAAATACTTTTAATTCTGGATTGCCACTGAACTGATCAGGATTATCAAAGTCCTCACCCGTCTTGTCTCCAAAGTAACCAAACACCTTGTGAGCTGCCACTGCTATCTTGGCCTTGGCCAATGATCGACCAATTTCACTAGTACCAGCAACAGAGTAAGTGGTTTGATTAGGAGTAAATGTAATTTTGCCGTCAGCGCCGGTATATGGTTTGCCTGGGTGGAATAGGATATCTCCGTAGACATAACCACGGAATTCTGCAGGAGTTGCACGTTCAAATATGGGCCATAGTGCTGCCATATCTCCGGCGAACTTTTCACGCCAATCTTCGCCCTTGCCACGACTCATGATAAATTGTTTGAGTTCTTCTGGACTAGAACTTTTGCCTTCTTCACGTCCCCAGTTGTTCTTGCCCACCAGTCGGAAAGAGCCATCATCTTCACGTCCCCAGTACACTGTGGGATTACCATCCCACTTGATGGTGATACTGGTTTCGGGACTGGCTAGGTCTTTTAGTATCTTGATGGCCTTGTTAGCACCATTGGCTTCTGTGAACACAAGATCTTCTAGGTGGTTGAACTCACGCCCTACTTTCTTGGCGGGAGGTGCTGCGTCAGCTTCATAGATACTTTCGTTTTTCTTGCGGCCAGCACAATGCGCTTTTTGGCTAAATCCTTTGGGGCTAGCACAGTTGATAGAACTTTTGTATTTCTTGCTCCACGTTTCATCAAGGAATTCAAATGCTCTCATTTAACTCGTTCCATCATTTTGCGGAACCAAGAGGGTGTTCCTGTTTGAGCACTTTCAAACGAAATAACATTTTCCGGCAGACTAATACCCTGCTTGCCCAGTGTTTCTCTTGCACTTGTAACTAGTTCTTCGTAGTTGGGTAGTTTCTTGATATAGTTGAGAATTGTGTCAACTGATTTAATATCTTTAACTGTGGCAGTTTGTCCCAACAGCACTTTGGCAATTTGATTCCAGTCGTTGCCGTTGGGCAATAGTTCGTCTGTGGTAGCATTTAGTATTCCGTGCTTGGGGCTGTACTTGATGCCGCGGGCACGAGCAATTGAGCTTAATAGGATATGGCGATGCTCACCTCGATATTCACCTTGCCCTCCGATCATGCTGCCTTGTTGAAATTTAGGGTTGGCGGAAAACATAAAGTCTGCTTGCACAAAGCCATTGTCTGGACTGCCCTTGATAGGCACCTTCCAGTGTACATTGTCTCCGCTGAGTTTGATATTTTCTTTGCCAAATTGTGATATTAGTTTTTCAGCGAATGATTTTTTATCCACTTCGTTGGCATCAACTGACAGGTCTAGATCACCACTGCTGTTCTTTTCAAAGGTGCCATCTGGATCTTCTTTGCGGCCTGTGGTACCTAGCCATTTAACCGGCTTCTTGTCATCAAGATGCTTTTCTTTGGTAAAGTCAAGGCCTGTGATTTTTTCAATGTAGAGAATGGTTTCCTCTACGTCTCCTGTGGCAATACGCTGTGTTAGTGGTTGTTTTTCCGGGCCTTTGAATACGTTGCCGCCTTCTGACAGTTTACTGATCATTGCTTTCATCCAATTTTTTCTTGAGTTTACGTGCTTCTGCTATTCTGCGAACACCACGTGTGAATTTTGCAGGATCTTGACCCTTGATTGCATTGATAAGTCTACGCTCAAGTTCGTCTGCTGAAGCAGAATCATAATTTTTATGAATACTTTCCAAGAGATTGATAGCAGAATTAATGATGTTGGCAGCACGACTTTCTATCAACGAATCGGTGCTGCGCACATCGGCAATACTATTCAGTTCCTGCAATATCGATCTTGTTTTCAGTTTCATTCCGTGTCCTATGCTTTATTTACACTGTATGTATACTACAATAAAAATAGCTATTAATCAAGCCTGAGCTTCGCCCCAACGTAGAATGATGTTAGTAGATGTAGCTGAGCCTGCTACCTTATACACGTTGATAGCCAACACGTCTGGACCGTTGGGGAATGTACCGCGTCCACCAATGGCAGTGGAAGTTAATTCTTTCAATGCTTCTAAACTCAATTCTGCAGTTTCTCCCGGATTAGCAATAAAGGAGAATACCTGTTCTCCTGGCAGTGCATACTGAGCACCAAACTGCCATGTGATACTAGCAGATGCTGCAATAGAGGTATTGGATGCTTGACTAAACACCACTTTGTAAACAGTGGTAGCTCCGAAGGTTCTTGACTCCACTGCTGTAATACTGGTGCCAGCTGCAAACTGTGTGACACTAGTAGCAACCTTGGTACTGACTCCAGCACCGCTGGCCAACCAACTGCCGGATGTAAAGAACAGATAGTTTTTGTTCACGTATGAGGCAGCAGATAATGCCGCTGTGATTGTTACTACCACATCGTTACCGGAACCTGCTTCAGATGTAAGATTAGCATTTGCACTCATTACAATCCTGGTGTAGGCGGTTGAGCTGATTGTAACATAGCTAGGAGTAATACTGGCAATGGTTTGACTGCTGCTGATAAATGTCAACAGAGTATAAGTTAGTCCTGTTGGTGTGCCCGCACCTGTGACAATAGCAGTACCGCCTGTGGTAGTTAATGTAAATGTTGTTGATCCATTGGTAACAGAGATCCTATAGGTTGTGGGATTTGAGTAGCCAGTAATAGATCCGCCACCACCAGCTGTGCCACTAATTGTAACCCTCATACCAACAGCAAGATATGTTGATGCACAACTAAATTGACCCGCTGAGCCTGTAATTACCACAGTAGACAGTGTGGTACCTGTGCTTGAAATACTCAGCACATCACTAACAGCTATTCCAGATCCTGTAGCAGTGCTGTCAGGGATTAAAAAATCACTACGTGCAGTGCTCAATGCTGAACCATAGGCAGCTGTGATCGCACTGGTGCTGGTCACCGACACGTTGTTGCCTGAACCTGCTGTGCTGGTGGCTGTACCATTAGCACTCATAGTAATTCTAGCATAGGCTGTGCCTGCTATAGTCCAATAATTAGCAGTTATGCTAGATATAGTTTGGCCACCAGTCAGCACTGTAGCTGCACTAAGCACGTCAGCTACCACTACTGTGCTGCTTGCATATTGGCTCTGTGTGATCAAGAAATCATTTCTGCTAGTGGATATGGCTGTGTTAAACCTTGTGGCTACACTGCTGGTTATGGTTACTGTGACGTTATTTGCACCGTCGCTCAAAGCTAACGTGCTGCTGGTATTGCCATTACCATTCATTATGATTCTAGCATAGGACACACTGGCAATAGTGATATAGTTTTCAGTTACACTAGATATTGTTCGACCAGAAATATTACTGCCCGCAGACAAGGTGTCTGAATTACCTATATTAGTGGTTAACGCAGCGTATGACGATTGAGTGATTAGAAAATCACTCCTACTAGTGTCAATGGCTCGCCCGTATGTTCCGTTGATTTGGAAGGTTACGTTGTTGCCTGAACCTTCCGAACTTTCTGCAAAGGGAGTTCGACTCAATACTATGCGTGTATACACACTGCCTAGATAGCTTGGGGTTATGCTGCTGATAGTCGTAGGATTTGAAAAATAACTACCTTGCGTAACTGTATTCCCAACAGCTATAGGGGTAACTAGAGCAGCATACTGAGTATCTGTGATAAGGATATCAGTTCGACTAAACCTTACAGCTCTTCTATAATTGTTGTTGCCGGCGCCGAAGGGTTCGTTGTTGTTGAATCCTAATGCAGTAACAGTCTGTCCAAAGCTGGCAGCTGTGACTGTCTGTGTAACGGTGCCAAAACTCACAGCAGTAAGACTGTTGGTTGCCGATGCAATGCCGGGAGCAGTTAACGTCCTACTGAATGCCCCTTGTACTGTTGACGTGGTAGTTGTTAAGTCACCACTCCAGGTCACCGAACCACCACTTGCTACTTGTGCAAAACTAGGTTGTCCGCCAGCAGCTTGTGTAATCAAACTTCCCCAGGTTATGTTAGATGGGTTAATGGGATAATTAATTGGGTTTAGCACCCCTTCAATAACAATAGCGCCACCGCCTGAAACAGTGTCACTGGTAATAGAAATACTAGATAGCAATAACTGCGCACGATTTAGCAGCTCTCTTTCTCCGAGATCTCCAATCAGTGCATTGCTCACACTGGGTGCTAGTCTAATCAAGAAAGCAGTGACTTTGGAAGTCGATGCTGATAGACCAGTAGCAGCGTAGTTAAAGATATAACCACGATCTGCATCGAATTGCCCGTCTATCATAAATGCTGAGCCCCAATGGCTGATGATCGGAGTCACTGTGTTGGATACCAATATCACACCAGTGCGTATGGTGTGACTGGCAGCTGAGCCTGCGCTGAAAGTTCTAGATGATCCTGCTACAAATTGATTTAGTGTAGTAGCTCTAGTGCAACCAGTTAATGCTGTGCCACTGTTGCCAGTAAAACTGATCAATTCATTGTCTATACTCACAGTACCTGAATTTGGAAACCAATATAAGTCATCAGCACTCATTGATATAGTAGTCTGACTGCTGTTCATGGCCGCAGATAACCTACCTTTCCAACCTTCATTGATCACTTCGTACCTAACTGGTTGGTTACCTGTTCGCATGTATGCTTCGAAGTTTACATTACTGTTTCTAAATCTATGAACAAACACATAATTTCCGTCCGAGCCTCGCATCATAAAATCAATAAATCCAGCACCATACCAGGTGTGCTGCACACTGATCATCTGCATCTTGGTCACGTCTATGTTATATCCACTGGGTCCAGATCCATTCATGGTATCTAGATTCCAATCTTCTTGAGGAACCAGTGTATCAAAAACTTTGGTTATTTTTACACTGCTGACGTTGTTGACACCGCGCCAATCCGGCGTCACGGTCATTGATGTATTTGAAGACACATAGGAAACCACATGAGTCATACCACGGATGACAACCCTGTCGCCTGCTGCTAATTGTTCTGTGAATCGAGTGTTGGTACCTGTTATTGTGTTGGCATTTGCATTGATGCTGATGGTACCTGCAATTTGAAATGTGCTGCTTCTTCTGCACACAGCCATTTTCATACCATCGTACTGGAAAAACATGCCGTTTTGATCATCGAATATACCTGCTCTAACAGTGGCGCCATGCCAATTTTTTACACTCAGCAAGCAAGGACTGCCCAATACTGGAGTTGCACTACCCAAGAGCTGCGTGGCTACAAAACTCAATTGTCTTTCATTGGTTATGGTAGTAACTGTGTAAGTGCCATTATATCCAGAAGTAGTAACACCCGAGATTGTGATAACACCACCAACTTGACATCCATGATCGGTATCATCACAGATTATAGTAATGATGCTGCCTATGGCCGTGCCTGTGGCACTAACCGAACGTAGATCGTAACTGGGAGCAAACAGAGCACCGGTATTATACATAATGCCCTTGCCTGATTGGTAACGTATGTATTTTTTACTCATACGTATAGCAGTAGAGCCGTGTGCTGGACCAGCTGTGCCTAGTTGTACACCGCCGTCATAGGGTCTGTGTACGAAGAAACTATCTGGTCTACCATATACTGATCCGACCAAGGTGTTGTCTATGGTACCAGCAGCCCTAGCAGTGTATTGTAGAGTAGTTGTAGTTGGCACACTTTCTACAAAGAAAGCACCAGCTGCTAATTGAGCATTGGTGCCTACACTTGTGATCTGTGTTGTGATAGTGTTGCCTGGTAAAAACCCGTGTGCTGTGGCAAATGTGGCTTGTATGGTAGAAATAGCTGAGAATGTGAGTCCAGTATTACCGCTGGCTATTTGAGAAGTGGTCGGTTCAGTGATGGTAAAAGCACTGATGAAATCTTTCGTAGGAGCTGTAACTGCTGTACCTGAGACTGTGGCAGATTGAATCACACCGCCGGGAGTCACTGTGGCCACTGTGCATTGTGCCTGAGTGTGTAAAGCATTTACAGCAAACGTACCTCCGGCTCCGCCGCTTTGCACTACAGTGATTGTCTGTGCGCTAGAATATCCTGATCCTGGGGCATTAACTGTAACACCAGTAATTTTTCCATTATCCGTGTCAGTGATTGTTAGTGTGGAATTGGCACCTCCTGTGGAAACTGTTACAACATTATTAATTGCGTATCCAGTTCCCGGACTGGCAATTGCAACAGTATTAATTTTTCCATTAGACGTGTCAGTGATTGTTAGTGTGGCATTGGCACCTCCTGTGGAAACTGTTACAACATTACCGATTGTGTATCCTGTGCCTCCGTCATTCGGAACAACAGAAGAAATTATACCAGCACTGGCAACAATGTTCACGGTAAGACCCGTGCCCGAGCCACCTGTGGTTGCCACTCCATTGCCTGTGGTATATCCTGTACCTGCGGTAGTGAGAGTTAAAGTGTCCACACCACCGTCATTGCCATCGTTTATAATATCCACTGTAAGACCTGTGCCTGAACCACCTGTGGTTGCCACTCCATTGCCTGTGGTATATCCTGTACCTTGGGTAGTGAGAGTTAAAGTGTTCACACTACCGTCATTGCCATCAGCTATAATATCCACTGTAAGACCTGTACCTGAACCGCCGGTAGTAACAAGTGCATTGGCTGTGGTATATCCTGTGCCTGCTACTAGAGTGTTAGTAGTAGAAACACGACCAGTTGGCCCTATGGTAATTACTTCGCTGGCTGCGTAGCCGCTGCCGCCAGCGTTGATTGCAACCGCTGTGACAATTCCTGCCGAAGTGGTAGTGTTTATTGTTAGTCCAGTGCCCGAGCCGCCGCTGGTTGTCACGGCTCCAACTGCATTTGTATAGCCTGTGCCTCCTAAGGTAACTGCACCAAGGGTTGCGGCTACATTTAATGGTGAAGCTGAAACTATAAGAACCGTGGCATCATTAGCAGGAGCAGCGCCATCTAGACTGGTTCCTAGAATAGTCACTGTATCAGAGGCTACATACCCAGAGCCTGGAGTAGTTACTGTGACACCGTATGAAGGACTTCTTGATATGCTGAACTGTGCTCCAGAACCTGATCCAGAAGTGGCGCTTTGTGTTAGTGCTGTATAAGTTTCAGTAGTACCTACAATTGCTGAAGTTAATGCTCCGCTGAGAGTCACAGTAGATCCTGTGACATCTGTTACGGTCACTGCCTGACCGTCACCACGATTAAACACCAGTCCAGGACCAATGCCTGTGGTACTGGTAACATCTATGGTAGTAGCACCAATAGCAGCATCGGCGCTGAGAGTGGTTGAGGCTGCTGCACCGCCAGATCCAGTAACTGCCGTGATCTGTGTGCCAGTGGTCACCCCAGTGCCGCTAACGGGTGCTCCTATCTGTGGGCCGCCCGAGGCAAATCCTATCCTAGTGCTACCACTTGGGGTGATTAAACTGGTTGTTATAGTACCCGAACTGCCGCCTGACACCACAGTAAAACTAGGTGATCCCACAGCAGCTCCAGTGTAAAATCCACCTTTTCTCAGCTGTGTGTATGTGCTGGCCAATACTTCACCGTTGGTGGTTCCTACTTTGGCTTTGGCATAGTAAGATATCTGCGTTGTTGATCCCACTACAGCAACTAAAAAACTTCCTTCAGATCGACTAAATCCCTGCACACTGGTACTTAGAGCCTTGATGGTTATCGGATCATTAACAGCCAATCCGTGGGTGGATGTGGTAGTCACTGTGATAAGACTAGCACCTACGCCGCTGGTGCCTGAGCTGGCATCTGTGGTAACAGTAGCCACAGGAATGTCACTGCCTGGTATTTCATAGATGCTAGGATAATTACGCATTAATCCAATGGCCTGCCACTTGGTAGGTTGAAGTCCATACTCAAAGTCAGCATCTAGCATGCTCTGTGGAATACCTACTTTTTGTCTTTCCATGGCATCAGTGGCTATGGAGTTCAAACGCACAGCCTGTTCCTTGGCTTCAACAAAAATCTGTATGTTGTCAGTGATCATCATGGCACTGGTGTCTATGTCAAATGTTATGGTAGTGATTTTATCTACACCGTACAATGCACCGGCAAAACTGGAATCATAATCTTCTGAATAGGTAATTTCCGCAGCCAAACTATCATCAGCAAAATTATACATGATGGTGTTACGTGAACTGTTGGTAATTAACAGTAGATCTTTGAGTTTGTAAAAGCCGGGTACTTTAACGTAGCCACGATTGCTGATCTTGGTTGGCAATCTTGATACGCCAAATTCGATCACATCCAGCACAATGTTACTGAGTTCTTTTAACCTAGTCTGTGCTGGTTCCTCTGCTGTGTAGGACAGGTCAATAACTTGGCTGACCAGTATCTGTCTAGCTGTAAATGCTACATTTGCCCAAATAAAGTTGTCTATGAGATCCCTAATAAAGGTGTGTGCATATATTTCAGGTTGGCGATCTCCATCAACCTGTGCAACACCGTTTTCCCAATATTTTTCTGCGTTGAAGTAGGTCTGTCGGTTACCACCTTTCTTCAAGTCGCTGAGGTAGCCTTCTAGAATGTAACTGACATCTCGTCTGCACTTTTCTGCATTATAGGTATAGTTCACATAAGGTGAAATATTATTATCAACGTTGTATTGGATGTACGCAATAGTTTCTTCTTGTACAAATCGTTTGTTCACTTCAAGCAAGTAAACAGCGTTGGGTAGTAGTCCACCGCCCTGGCTATCCGGAGCCACAGGGGCTGGCAGCGTACTAAGCCCTGTATCAATTACATCAATAACGATGTTGGCTAATGTAAGGAATGCAGCAAATGCACCTGCTTCTGCGGTAGCACCTAGAAGAACTTGAGGTTCTCCTACAAGATTTAAAACAGACGAATCGATTTCATTGGTCAGGATTAAATCGTTGATCTGTGTTCTGATGGTGGTCTGTACATCAACTTCAACATCACCCGACACTACCTGCAACACACCATTGATGTAGTATCTTGATGCATTGGCATAGGTTAAAGAATTTCCGCCGTAGGTAAGATCATAGATGTAACCGTCTAGTACGTACTCTATGTTTTTTTTCTGGTTTAATTCTGCTGTAGCATCGTAAACATAACCATACCAAATGCTCCCACTATTTCCGGTGTTAGCAGCTATTTGATTTTTGATATATTGATTAGCTTCTTGTATTACAAAATCTTTGTTTGCAGTGATCAACGCTACAGCATTTGGATACTGTCCGTAGGCCGGAGGTACCACTCCAGGAAAAAATTTATAATTGCTTATCTGTTTCTTTGCCATTTATTCTTGTCCTTGTTTTAACTCAGCGCCACTGAAAAGGCAATCGCTCTAGAATCTGTATAACGCTTGTTAGTAGCATGTGTTGGTAATTGCGGAGTTTGATTGATTACCACGTTAGCGTTAGCTGTGATGTCATTAGTTACTGCCAAACTGTTTAGTGTACCAACACTGGTTAGATTAGACGACGTTACTGATGAATTTATAGCAGCGCCAGACAAAGTTCCAGCTGCTGCTGTTACGGTGATATTTGTGCTGCCATTAAAACTCACACCATTTATTGATCTTGCTGTTTGTAATGTTGTTGCGGTAGAAGAATTACCAGTGACATTACCAGTGACATTACCAGTGACATTGCCAGTGACATTGCCAGTAACATTGCCAGTGACATTGCCGGTGACATTGCCAGTATGTGTTCCAACAGTATTACCAGTGACATTGCCAGTGACAGCGCCAGTATGTGTTCCAACAGTATTACCAGTGACATTGCCAGTGACATTACCAGTGACATTACCCGTGATTGTTCCTGATGCTGTGACATTTGTAAAACTAGGTGATGATACTGGTCTTACTTCCCAAGTGGTTCCACTCCATATCCAGGTATCAGTGCCTACAGTCAATATTTCATTTAAAGCGGGAGTGTTTGGAAAATTTATAGCCATAATGTTATCCTATAATAGATATTTAGTTTATATTGCGCTGATAGCTTTGACAGTGATAATGCCCGCCATACCGCCGTGTGCGCTACATAGATAGCCGTAGTCTCCACTGATACCAGCTGGGATTTTCCAGTATAGTGTGCCTGATGTTTTTCCTTGAGCAGAGGCTCCGGTAGTCACTGTACCACCAGTTGTCACATGCACCAGTCCAGTTGAGTAGTTGGCACCTGAAAATCTAATCAAGAATGGATGACTGCCCAGTCCTACACTGAGATCAAATGCAATGGTTGTGCCACTGATGGCATAGATTGTAGGATTATCTGTGGTGCTGTACTGATCAAATCTATATGCACTAGAACCATTGGCAGTTACTGCCAACTGCGTGATTGCAGGCAAATAAAATCTATCTGCTGTGAGACCGGCATTGTCAGTCAGTGCAGCAAATGTTGTTGCACCCGCTGACATACTATTGGTAATTGTTATTGTATCTGTGCCAGAGTTGGTGGTTAATTCTATTCCAGTGCCTGCTACTAGGTACAAAGTATCTGTACTAGAATCTGCCACTATGTCGGATTGACCTGCTACCGCTATGGTGGCAAAACTATCGGATGCAGAGCCTCCGCCTGAATATTGTGGTATATTTAAAGTGTTGGCAATAAAAGTTGCTGCGCCACTTGATCCAGTAGTAGTTAATGTAATGGGTGCTTGATAATCAGTCCCAGCAACTGCTGCCGAACGAGTTGTACCACTTGATTTTACAATACCAGTGACTGATTGTGCTGATTGATAATCAGTACCAGCCACAGCAGCTGATACAGCAGTGCCGTTGCCTTTTAATAGGCCATTAATGCTGGTTGTAATTGTAATTGCTGGAGTTGAACTAGCAGTGGCTACAGTGCCTGCAAAACCATTTGCAGAGGCAACACTTACTGTGGTAACTGTGCCAGCGCCAGCACCTCCGGCGGTGGCATCGGCATCGTTGATCCAACTTGAACCGTTGTATTTCAATACCTGACCAGTAGTTGGTGTAACAATAGTTACATCGGTTAACCCGTCTAAGGTAGATGCAGTAGAAATTGTAACAGTGCCGCCAAGACTGACACTATTACCATTAATAGTGATACTGCTGTTGGTCAATGAACTGTTACCAATATTAGATATGGTGTTTGATGCACCACTTATGGTCTTGTTGGTTAACGTCTGGGCACCCGTCAAAGTACTGACCACTGAAGTATCAATTGCCAGCGTAAGAGCTGATCCTGCTGAGCCAGCTGCACCGCCTGTGAGACCACTGCCAGTTTGTACACTGGCCACATAGTTGCCTGAAGTGCCTGTTCCTAGAGCTACGGTACCAACTGTAGCTGAGAGAGAGTTGCTTGCATCATTGTAAACAAAAGTGATACCAGTTTGTGTACCGTTTGAAAACAACGAAGCGGCACCGTCTTGAGCTTCATCTAAAGTGATGCCACCACCGCCGCCGCCCACCACAGCATTTATGGTATACACCCCATCAGTGTTTGATATAGTTATGTTGGTGCCAGCCAGAAGTCCAGTGACTGCAACATCTGACAATAGAGCTAATGGCAACCAATTAGAAGCATGAGCCACATACAATCTTCCTGTGGCATGTACATGTGCTACCATGCCGTGCCAAGTGACTGCAGGCGCTTCGGTGTTGAGATCTGTTAGGGTGTCCCAATGAAATCTCACATAGTTTTTTTGAGCACTTACATTAATGTTACCGGTGATACTCAGTGTGCTACCAGACCATTCAACATTGGATAAGTCATCCACTGTTGTTCCAGCACTGGGATAGTAAGCAAGTTTGCCTGTTAGCCCGGAATTTACTGTGCCGCTGCCACCACCACTGCCGCCATAACTTGGAGTAGTTGGTTGCACCCATTGTGTGCTGTTTCCGTCATTATAGTAGATGTAGAGTCTACCGTTTGAAGTATTAAACCATATAGATCCTGTTTGGACTGTGGTTCCTGTGGGAGGATTATCCCCTAATACTACTCCAATTCCAACCTCAGCATTGGAAAGATCAGCTCGTAATAAAGGAATACCACCTGTTGTAACTCCGTCGTATAGTCTCAGTGTATTGGACGCTTGATCAAAGAAAATTTCGCCTCGTGACCCCAGCTTCCTATCTAAGAATTCGGAATCTCTTGGTATAATACGTATGCTGTTTAGTGCTGATAATGCGGTCATTTTGCGGCTCCCTACATATTTATCAATATGGATGTAATAGAAAAATTGATGATATTATATTCTATCAAAACTCAAGATTGTCTAAATGTTATTATTCATCTAAAAAATGTGCGGTTGCAGCATACAATGACTAAATACTCAGTAGAAACACTGAGTCTACATAAACACACAGGAAAACGAAATGAAATTCTTATCAGATCGAATGTTAGCTGTTATGGAACGTTTAACCGAAATGTTTCCAGGATCCAGCTATCAATCAAGTCTAGATGCTTATCTAGCAGACAAAGGCATTACCGATGCCGCACAATTGGAAAACTACATCCAACAATACAACTATTCTCAAAAGGAAAAAAATCTATGAAAACAATCACTAACGCAATCTGGTCATTTTTAGAAGTATTTGCACAAGCCCGTGCTGCCGCCAGCCTAGCACGTATGGGCGACATTGAAGGCGCTAAGGCAGCATACAAGTGATCACTACATTACTAATGTTACTCGAATGGAGTAGGAACGGATGGGAAGTACATCCTATCAACCTCGACTCTGAGTTCCGCGGCTGGATCTAACCGCTAAATATTGGCATGAAATTAGTGTATATTCACGGTGCCAATGCTACCAGCGAGAGCTTCAACTATATCAAGAGTAAACTAGGTGAAGGCCTAGATCTCAACTATGATAGTCGCAATGGGTTTGAAAATAATCTAAAAGATATGAAGTCTACGCTAGACGGGCAAACTGATCTAGTGTTTGTTGCTCACAGTCTGGGTGGTATCTACAGTCTACATTTGGCCAACTCAATGCCCACTGCTGTTAAAGGTGCTGTGACATTGAGTACGCCATATGGTGGTGCTGAAGTAGCGGACTATGCTCAATACTTCTTACCATTCAGCAGGCTCATGCGTGACATTGGGCCCAGTTCGTGGGTTATGAAGCAGGCCAAGCGTATTAAAATACAGCATCCGTGGACTAATATTGTCACAGTTAAGGGTCAAAGTCCTTTTATGCACGAGCCTAATGACGGTGTGGTGACCATTGCCAGTCAACGGCATCACGAAGATATGGAACTAGTGGAAGTGGACTACAACCACTATGAGGTTGTGCTCAGTGACGCTGTTGTTAAACTTATTAAAGAAAGAGTAAACAAGTTTAAGAAATAGTTCATTCAGCTTTACAAACAGTTTGTATCACTGTATAATAAATACATAGACAGCAACAGTTGCTGTTTACACATAGACATTAAACACACAGGAGATTATTATGTCACAATTCGAAACACCAAAGCTACCAGAAGTTAAGTTCAACAAGAACGGATATGAAATCCGCACAGACATCTTGGGTATGGCTAAAAGCCTAGTGCAAGACGACTTCCACGCTAAATTCCAAGGCTGGGAAATGAGTGCTGCTAAAGATGAAAAGACTGGCCAAATTATCAGTACAGTCACAATGCCACAGTTTCCGGGACTTGACAAAGTTCTAGAAACAGCTGAAAAGATGTACGCATTTGTCAATGCTGGCGCTAAAAAATAAACTATTGGCCGCATAGCGGTATTAAAATAAAAATAGTAAAAGAAAGGCACCTTCGGGTGCCTTTTCTTATGTGCGTAATTTGGCCAGTCTTAGGAATTTAAACAGGTTAAACCACATCCAACCTATGTCAAACTCAAACCAACGACGGCTAAGTCTGGGATTAGCAGGTTCGAGATGGTGATTGTTATGTAGTTCTTCGCCGCCAATTAGTATACCCCAGGGTACAATATTTGTACTCTGATCTCTAGTGTCACCATTCTTGTAGCCAAACCAGTGACCAACACCGTTGATTACTCCAGCTGCCCAGAAAGGTATCCATGCAAGTTGTATACCCCATACTAATAACCCCCACGGCCCAAAGAACAATAGATCTATGATCAGCATTAAAAGAATGCCGTAGAAGTTATATGGGGTATACAAATTACGTTCAATCCAGTCGTTGGGGGTGCCTTTACCATAGCTGATCATGGTTTGAGTATTCTTGCCTTCTCGAACATAGTACATTACACCGCGACTCAATATGTTCCAAAAGCCATGTACGTGCGGTGAGTGCGGATCGCCTTCCACATCACTGAATCTATGATGCTTGCGATGTATGGCTACCCATTGCCGTGTAATCATACCAGTGGTAAGCCACAACCAGAAGCGCATAAAATGGCCTAAGATTGGGTGGAATTCAATTCCCTTGTGTGCCTGACTACGGTGTAAAAACAGAGTAACACATACTATTGTGATGTGTGTTAATATTAAAGTTGCGATTATTGTTATCATCTTTTACTTAGCCTGTTGACACTCTGCTAAACTGGTGCTATAATGCAGTATGAAAAACAAACTTATACTTACAGACGCAGATGGCGTGATTTTAGATTGGGAATGGGCATTCTCAGTTTGGATGCAGGAACGAGGTTACACACTCACAGCAGATAACAAGAAAAGCTATTATCTGCATGATCACTACAATGAGCTAGAAGAACGGGATTCAAAGAAAGTTGTTAAAACTTTTAATGAATCTGCAGCCATTGGATTCCTTCCTGCACTGCGTGATTCAGCTCACTATGTTAAAAGACTGCACGAAGAGCACGGCTACGAATTCCGGGTGATCACAAGCCTAAGCCTAGACAAGAACGCAGGACGACTACGTGAAATGAATCTACGTAAACTATTTGGCAATGCCATTGAGTCAGTTATTTGTTTGGATACAGGTGCTGACAAAGATTCAGCATTGGAACCATACCGTGACAGTGGTCTGTGGTGGATTGAAGACAAGCCAGCCAATGCCGATGTTGGCCACAATCTGGGATTAAAAAGCGTTCTTATTGAACACGGACATAATATGCATCACGAATGCAACTATCCCATAGTTAAGAACTGGCGTGAACTATACCAACTTATTTTGACCCAAGCAGGTTGAATAACGCAAGTTCTCTAGCATCTTCCTTGGCACTTAATGCAAGTTCTGCTGCACTTGGCGTCCAGACTGCTGCACAAGCTGTTGCAAACACTGCGATGACAAATATAAATGATGTTAATTTCATGTTAATTCCTTTTGAATTGTTTGATAGCATTCTTAACCAAACTGTCAATGCTATTTATTAGTGGGATATTGTCCTGTTGAGATTCTCTAATAGCCAACGGGATTTCAGTACAGCCCAGCACCACTGCTGTTGCTCCCCTGCCGATAAGACTGTGAATAACAGTCATTAACATTGTGTGTGCCGCTTCAATTTGATTGGCTTTGATTAGATCAATCGCTGGTTGTACCAGCGTATCCATTTCTAGTTTGGTAGGCACAATACATTCCCATCCCAGTTTGTTTAGACGATACTGATACAATCCCAACTCAACGGTTGCCTGTGTGCCCATGACTCCAATTTTAGAATCAATTACGTTTACATCTCGTAATGCATCTGCAACACTGTCAACAATGTGTACAATGTTGGCATGCCACGATGCTTGTTTTTCCATTTCTTTGAACCAAAGATGTGCAGTGTTGCAGGGTATAACAATTAGATTGCACCCTGCCAACACCAATCCTTGTATACCCGACAACAGGTAAGGTAATGGTTTGTTGTCACCGTTACGCATACTGGTACTACGGTCTGGAACTTCAGTGTTGCTCCACAGGATGGTGGGAATATGGTCTTGATCTTTTGTCGCTGGAGTTTGTGCAACCAATCGTACCATAAACTCGGCCGAAGCAGCAGGCCCCATTCCACCCAGTACGCCTAGTCGCTTGATCATAATATAACCAATAGGATGATTATCAAAATGCCAACGGCTATGACAGTAGGCAGTCTCATTTTTTGTACAACAATGCCGACGCAATGATCAGTGCTGTGTGAGCCGATTCTAAATCAGTAGGTTGTTCTTTCCAACCAACACTTATCTGTCCTATAAATACACCGGGCTCAGCTGGAACACTGATACGGCACATAAAGTTAACACCGTTGTCTTTGTAGGTAAACCCAATGAGACTTTGTGGTTTGAGATAGGGACTACAGGGAATCTTACCAGACATCAGGCTGATAACATCATTGTTGTTGTCATAGTTTTTACTAAACAGGCCAACGTCTAGGCCATTGAATTCTTTAATCTTTCCGCCGTTGCGTGTGGACAAAAACGCAATTTTCCTTGTGTTTGCTAGAGTATTAACTTCCATTATAGATACAAGTTCTACGTCTGTATTCTTTAATAGGAAATTATGCGCTTCTTCATACTTGCCATTCATTTTAGGCATGGCCTGTTGCGCACGATAAGATGCCATAAAGGCATCTTTTTCACTGTAGACTATCCACCCTCCGAACCCCAACACACATAGGAACACAACTGTGAATAGGCGAAATGGACTTTCACCTATATACTTTAACAGTTCAAGCAGTAGTTCTTTCAGTTTGTCCATCGTCTACTTCCTTGTCACAAACGAATGCTGTCACTGCTACATTCCCGTGTACATGGCTTGCAGTACGAATCATATCCATTAGTGGATCAACAGCAATCAACAGTACCAATACTGCTTCGCTTGGAAGTTTTAACAGGTCACAAACCACTGCTACTGTGGCCACTGTGAGAATACCTGTTGTACCAGCTGATGCTAGACCAGCTAAAATACTGCCAAACAACACCACCAACAAACCAGTTACTCCCATAGGTGCACCGTATATGTTGGCAATAAACACTGTGGCAATTGCGTAATAAACAATACTGCCAATGCGGTTTACTGTGAAACTTAGTGGTACAGTTAGTTCTACACCAGTTCTATCAAATTTTAATTTGTGTAGTGCTTCTTGTGCGTATGGGATACAGGCTAATGAACTGCGTGAACTAACAGCAACAATTAGCGTTTCTTTTGTTTCCTTGATCACAGTCATTAGGCTCAGGCCTGAACGTTGCCAAATAACAATAGTACCAGCGATGATAACTAGTAATCCACCAACGGCCTGTTGCATGATGAACTCAACCATGGTCAAGAAAATGCCTACACCAACCTTACCAACCTGACTACTGATCATTGCTAATAATGCAAACGGTAGGAAATAGTTTAAGAATTTGAAAATACTGATACTGGCCTGTTGAACACTTTTCAATACATCAACCAGCATTTCCTGCCCTGTACTTTTGATGTTGCCCAAGGCGACACCAAATATCAAACAGAAGATAACAATCTTTAAACTTTCGCCAGCAGCCAGTGTGTTAAAGATATTTTCTGGAATAAACTTTTGTGCCATCTGCATTGGATCAACGTGCGGTACAACAGGCATTGGTTCTTTTAACGTAATGTTAAGATCACTGCCAGATTCTTTGTCGTTGACAATTGCACCAAGTTGTGCTTGTTTTGCAGGAGTCATTTCGCTGCCAGTCAACGCAACTGTACCAACACCGATTACCGCCGCAAGGAACATACTACCAACAAAGCCAATAATGATTTTACGTATCATTGAAGCACTGCCTTCTTTTTGCAGTAGACTAATAACACCAACCAAAATTGTAGCTAACAAGAAAGGTATCACCACAACTTTAAGCAAGCTGATATAGATGCCGCCGACACTTTCAAAGTTCATACTTGCCGCAGGTGCATATACTCCTGCCAACACTCCGATTATGATTGACCCTAAAATAGTCCACGGACTAGAGAGAAATGATTTTAAATTAAAGCTCATGATGTTTCCTAATTATTTCTTTACAAGTGCTGGAGGTTTTTTCTCAGCCTTGTATCGATCCATTAACTTCTTGGTGTCAATGTTGCTGTACTCATTTCTAATAATATAGTTAACTATGCTGAGTAGTTGTGGTGAGTTAACATTTGCAGCCACAGCAATATTGTCTATGCTGTCTGAGATGGTCACTGTTTTGGTAGTAATTGCAGCGTTAGGAAACTCAAAACTAATCTTCTTAATTTCAAACTCATCTCTATAGCCAGCTGCAATTGTGCCATTGGTTACATTGTTGATGATTGTGTCCCAGCTTTCTTCCGGAGTATACACAGCTTTGGGGAAATTTGTTCGGGCAAATGTATCATAACTGCTGTTCTTGATAAATGATATTTTACCGTTAAATGTTCTAAGCACTTCATGCACTTCGCGACCCTGTGAGTTCTGACTCAACCATAAACGATTAATAATCATTGCTTGTTTGAGTTTGATGTAGGGATCACTAAAGCGAACTGTGAGCAGTCTTGGGCCAGTAATTGATAGCTTGCTCACAGCAAGATCTGCACGACCGTCACGAACCTGTTCCACAACGTCAGCGAAACTTTCTGCATCTCGTCTAAACTCAACAGGTACTCCGATCATAACACCAATTCGTCGGCCAATTTCAACGTCAAGACCTCGAATGTCGGCACCTTCGCCACTGAAGAATGGAGGAACGTCTTTCTTAGTCATAGCAATGATCAAGACGTTTTTCTTCTTGATTGCGGCAATGTCTGGGGGAAGTGGTATTGTTGAAGTGGGTAGCTGTGCGTAAACAACTGACGAGAACAGGACCAAAATGGTTAATAGTAGTTTTTTCATAACATTATTTATACTATACAAAAAAATTAAACTACTAGATTATTACATCGAGATTACATTGAGTTATAAAAAGCCCGTTTTTAACCCCAATACTTAGACGAATCTAACTTGTCCCAATAGGCTTTATTATTGCGATTAACAAAGTTCTTGACTAGGTATTTGGCCATACCCATATAGCCCATCTTTTTAAATCTACGGCTGTCTTGTCCAAAATGATGGCGAATGATTCTAAACTTTTTAGGACTGTATTTGCGAGATAAGAAGAAGTCTTCTGATGTTGAAAAGTTTTCAGGAAAGCCGCCAAACTCTTCAAAACGGTCCCTACGGGTGAGCATGAAAGCTCCCACGGCAAAAGGACTAAAGTATTTCAATGCGTGATTTATGGTATTAAAAATAACAAAACCAATCTTGGCTCTTGGGTCTTGATCGTAACACTTAATTTTCAATCCAATAAGATCCAAGTTCTTTGATTCCATTGTGTTGACAGCATCATGAATCACAGTGTTCTTAAAGAAGCGAACATCGGCATCAATGAACAATATGTAAGGAGTAGTGACTAGTTTAGCGCCATTGTTCTTGGCAATACTGACAGGGCCACCTTCAATGATTTCTACATTTAACCCAAAACTATTGTCTCTTATCACTTGTCTAGTTGCATCAGTAGAACAGTCAGCAATAATAACTCTAGTATTACCAATGTTTTGTCCACGTAGTGAATCTAACAAATGATGGATATAGTTTTCCTCGTTCTTACAAGGAACCACAATGGTAATTTTA